ACTAAAGTTAGGAAGATTAATACAATGAGCGAAGAATATAAAGACTTAATTGAAAGATGTCTTTGGACATTCGTAGAAACATTTGCCTCAACACTTGTTATTACACCTGCGTTAGGTGTTGACATAACTACACTAGAAGTAGCTGCCTTATCAGGTGGTGCTGCTGTGTTATCTGTGTTGAAGTCATTTGCAAAGAAAAAAGTATCTACACCAGTTAAAAAAGTTTCTCGATAGTTATAGCATAGCCGAGGGTGTTATCCTTTCTACCTCGGCTCGTGCTTTTGATAAATTAAAAAGGTGCTTCTCCAGGTTTAACATCATCCAAAGATTTTGCACTAGGTAATACAACACCATTGATAGCTGAAGCATAATCATTCCATGCAGCAGGTGTAACTTTGTTATCAACCCACCATGATTTAGAAAATACTTTTCCATCTACAGTGTCACCAGTCGTGCACTTACTAGCCATGATGCATCTAAAGTCAGGAGACCTTTCTGATTTCTTTTCACTTGCTGGTATGTATTGTACTCCACCACCACATGTACACCATAGCCCTATGTTATCTATAGCAACAGTACCATTATCATGTTCCGTTGACTTTATAGAAAACCCTGCATCTGTTAATACTTTAATTGGACCACCAACTTTATCTTTTACAGGTGCTTGTTTCTTGACCTGTGGTGTAGGTTCACTTTCTTTGACTGGGGTTTGTGCCTGCGTTACCTTAGACATTTCTTGTCTTGATGGTCTAGCTTTATCACTACCTTGGTACTTCCAGTTAGCTAAAGCTCTACCTATTGCTGAAGTTTCACAGTTCTCTAGCCATGCTTCTTTATTAGCAAAGCCACCCTGTCCTTTAAACTCTTGTGCATAGCCAGAACTTACTGAGCGTTCATCCTCTATATCTTTGTACACATGTGCTCCTATGACACACCAAGTACCATCATCAGCCATGTTCTGTATAAATGTATCTATTCTTCCTTTAGGATATTCAGACCAAAACTTTTTTAGTCTATCCTCTACTGTTTCGTAACTGTTTAAATCAAAGCCCATAAGCTCCTCCTTCTTAATTGTTATTTTATTTTATATGTTTCTATGTTTAAAGTAAACTCTTTTAATTTATACCTTCTACACATAGGGTTAGTGCATTGCAAAAACCCCATGTGACAGTGTAAAGCATTACCACAACTTACACATATGTGCGACATACTACTCCTCTAGGTTTATTAAATACTCAGCAGTCACACCTTTGTCAGGCTTAACAAACATACAATGCTGTGATGGTCTACCCATACTTGCTAATTGTTCTAATGCATATCCATTGTGTGATTCTGTACTACCATTAATCCATACACGTATATCGTTGATATACAAATTAGTAGGTGTATGATAGTGACCACAGACTGCGTGAGTGAAATCTTCCATTAATCCGTTAGAAGCTAGAGCTTTCCATCCTAGAATTTTTTTGTTATATCCATAGAATGGTAGTCCCATACTACCTCTAATGTTATCTCCATGAAAGCAAAGGAACTTAGCTTTACTACCGAGGTCAGCAACTAAGTACCAGTTGTTATCTGGTACTATAAACTTAATACGTTTCTCATTAGTAAACATAGTTTCTAATATCTTACCTAACATTCTATCAGCATTACTCTCAGGATTGTAGTCTTTTCTTGCCCTACCTCCTAGAGAGCCATGGTTTCCTATAACCCAGTAAACATCTACCTCTTCAAACTCGGCTAATAGTTTACTAAAGAAACCGTATAGTATTCTAGGACCATCAACAGTGACCTGCCTATACAGGGAGCTATCAATAAGATGTGCTTGTCCAGGAAATATAAGTTCTCCCTCTACAATATCACCGAGTGCTAACACTGCACACTTTCTTACCTTATGGTTTGCACCCTGAATGCGTGCAATTTTAATTATCTTATCAGCATAACGTAGCACTCTTTCCTCTGCTATTGCAGTACTGTAGGTAGGAGTTGTCTTAGCTAACTGAATGTCACTTAACAAAGGAACACAAATCTCTTCATCTTTGTATTTCTTTTTACTTTTAGGTGGAGCTTTTAAAGTAGGCAAATCAAGTGTTGATATACCATCTTTAGCTGCACTATATACTGCTTCAATCAGGTCAGCTTTCTTATCCTTAGCTCTTTCTAATTGTTTAAGTAATCTAACATTAGTATCTTTGAGCTCTTTAATAGTGTTGCTTTCTGCTTCAGCTAATAGTTTTGCTAGCTCTTTATTCATTTTCATCAAGCTTATACATCCATGCACTTACTCGTGAACGGCTAATTTTAACACCTAACTCTTCATTAAGTATTCTTGTTACGCTTGATGCGTTGGGTTTCTTTCCTTCTTTTATCATCTGCTCTATACCATCAATGAAGGGTTTAGCTTCTTTAGATATATTCTCATACCAAGGAGTTACTCCTCCTTGTTTTCCCTGTAGTGCTTTTGTAAGCAAGTTTTCTATTTCATTCATACAAACAGTATACCATATGGTTATGCATATGCATATGCATATGAAATAAAAATAAAAAGAACTTATGCATATGCATATGCATATAATATATAAAAAAAAAGAGGTGTGGAAGGACACCTCTCTTTTTCTAGTCGGCAACAGTTAGCGTCTAGCTAATTGTTTTGCTAATCCTTTAACAAGTTCTTTAGCCTTGATAGGGATTATATTATTCTTTATCATGAACTGTGCTATCTCATGTCGTAGTGTTAATGGTAAGTTTTTAGAACTACCATCACTTCCTACACCTACAACTTGTTGGTCACTAATCCAGATACGTGGCTCAGGTTGTTCAGCTAACCACTTAAGTGCTTGCAAATCAACAGAGTTGTACCCATGTTCATAGAGATTGTCAATAGCTTTAGTATTTAACTTGCCATCTTTAGCAATTATTTCTATCATGCCATCACAGTCATCTATCTTATAACCATAACCTGTGTAACCTGCTATGTTAGCAGCAGGAAGTAAGTCAATTACTTCTCTTACATCTTGTTCGTTCCAACTCATAGAGCCGCTAAAGTCAATCATTAAGCTACCACCTAGGGTAGTAGACTTAACATTGAATACTTTTCTATCAGTAGTTAAGCGATACATTTTCTTAGGCACTACACCTGTATCACTACTACGTCTAGTAATTTCTCTAATTGCTTTTTGTATCCTATGATTAGGAACAAATGGTTTTACTTTGGCTACACCATGAACACCAAATTCGTCTATAGCGTAATCAATAAGATTTCTTTCATGGTAATGTTCTGCTTCCTCTTTAATTCTATCAGCTAATTCTTTGCCAATACCATCAGGCAATGTTAGTACAGTATCATCAACATCTGTCAAGCTTTGTTTCATGAGCATTTCTAAATACTCATCACTTGCTAGTTTAATAGATTTTTCTGTATCTAATTCTCCATCTTTATCAGCAAATCCATACCTAGACATTTGTTTCTTAGTCCAATAGTCTAAGTCATTGAGAGTTAATATTCTTACTAGCTTATTAACTCTTCTACGTAACTGTGATTTGTTAAGAGGTCGTGCTTTGTACTTCTGTAATTCACTATTCCACTTGTAATCTCCTACGAGTTGTAGGCTTCTTGCGTATGACTTACCATTGGAACATACATTAAATAGTTGACAAACAGTATCTGTTAACTGTTTGGCATCTCTATGTAAATACTGTTCAGGTATATTAGAGTTAGGTGGATAGTGCAATCGTAATGCACTAACACAGTAATTAGCTAACTCCTGTCTTTTAATGTGCATATAGAAAGGTGCATGAGGAACAATAAAACTCATTACCTCTTTCATACTTGCACCTTCTAGTAACATATCAACAGCAGTAGTACTCATCTTATCGTTATGTGGTTCTGAACAGTAAGGTAACTGAACATTACAATAGTCAAGGAACTTAAGCTCGTTATCAGTAAGGTCGTCTTCCTCTTCTTGTCTTAACTTAAGTATTTCCTCTAACTTGTAGTAGTTTCCACTGTAACCTAAACCATTAGCCATGGCTTTTAGTATTTTACTTTGGTCGCTTACAACATATCTATGAGCTATAATGTACTGTGCCGTATGCAAAGCAACTTTGTCTTTGCTACGGAAATTCATATTAGCAAACAGATTATACTTTTTCATTGCAGTAGCGATTGATATAGTAGCACTCTCTTTCTTGTTAAGATAAGGGTAACTAGCTATTACTAAATCACTCTTGTTAGGAGTAGGAGTAAGGGTATGCTTTCTTACTACTCTATGTTTCCTAACTCTGTCACCTATAAGGGACATGTTAGTAAGAGTAGTAGGTAAGTTTAATGCACCTAACTCCTTAGCAAACAGTTTACTCATTGTCTTGTTCTTGTAATGCTAGTGCTTCTAGTATCATTGAACTTTCGTTAGGAAACACAGCACGAACGCTGTCCTCTTTAGATAAGCCACTATTCATAAGGTTAGCAAACGCTGACCATCTACGAATAGAGAACTCATCATGTTCAAAGTCGTTGTATACAGCACGTATATTCTTAGGCAGTACATTAAGTGCATCAGGGTGGACTGTATCAACCTTCATTGTTACAGGGAACCTGTCACGTAAGGCATCACCTAGGTCACTAGGTACACCATTCATGGTGGCTATTGCTTGAAAGCCATCAGCTGGTCTAACTGTTTCCTTATCCTTGTTAGGAAGTGTAAACTTCGCAAACTGTGGGTCATCTAGTAAGGCATGTAAGAAAGTCATTACGTCAGCACCTGCATGGTCTATCTCGTTAATAACTAATCTTGCACCTTCACGCCAAGCTCTAATACCTAAGCCATCAATCCACTCAAAACTACCAGTATCTGTAGGAACATAGTGTCCCATCAATTCTGCTGCCGTACTATCGTGAGTCAATGTAGTAGTGTATACTTGTTGTTCTTTCTTAACACTAAGATTACTTGCTTGATATGACTTACCTGTACCAGGTATGCCATAGAGCAATAGTCTTGGTGTATGTGGTATGACCTTTTCTAGTAAAGACCATACTGTATTTTCTTGTGTCATTCCTCCTCGCTTTCTTTAGACAACAGTTCCTCCACTTCCCTAATGAAGTTCTCTGTCATCTCTTCCTGTTTTATGTTCTCCCATACTGATATGACATCATCAGTAATATTTTGTACCTCAGGTACATCAGGCAGTAACTCGTAAGCTTCTGCTGGTATGTCTACGATAACAGTTGCACTCTCGTTAACTGTATTATCATCTCCTATGAGTACACATTCCCACACAGTTCTGTAGTGCAAAGGTGCAACTACTCCTTCTATATGGTAATGAGGCATAGCCATCTTAAGAAAGATTGGAAACCTTCCGTCAATAGCTTTCATCTCATCTGTACCTGTTTCGTTAAATAGCCACTGCATGAGTGACCTGTTGTAACCATTAGAAATCGCTAGTGAATTAAGGTAATTCAATATTGTTTTCGTAATAGCTACGTAGCTTTTAAGTGCTTCCACTATTCCTCCTCGTTTTTCTTTTTGTCGTTCTTGTTAGGCATAACTTCTTTTAAGAAGTTTTGTATATCCTCATCTGTAAGAGACATGTCCATGTTACTTGGGTGTCTTATATCAGTAGGGTCTGCATCTTTGTAGCCTTCTATGATAGAGGCTATAGATTGTGGATAACCAAGGGCTATCATCTGTGGTTCCTCATGTTCTACAACTTGTTTGTACATCATAGAAAAGGTTTTACCATCTTGCATCATCATGCTCATTACAACATTCATAATAAACAAACACACTTCGTACGTGTTTCCACTATCAATACCTTCTTGTTCCATATTATGAATGACATATTCTAGTATTTGATTATCAGTTGGTGTACGTTTATCACGAACATCTTTGATAACCTGTGACATGAAAGCAGTAACACCAAACGCAAAGTCTTTCATACGTCTCTGCCATATGAAATCCTCTATGAATTTCATGGCACCGATAGTATCTTGTGCTCCTACATGAAAACGTCTGTTGTCTGTATTACCTACAGCTTTACCATCCTCATCTCTGTTAGGGTCATACCATATACCTACACCGAATAGGTCTAACTCTGTCATAGCTACTCCATTAGCTATACTTTCTAGTCCATGTTCCTCTGCTTTCCTCATCTTTGCGTCCATCATACGAGCAAATCGTTCGTACTCATCAGAGTTGTCTCTCATAAAGTCGTCAAAGTCTCCCATTATTTAGCATCCTCCTGTTCTTTATTAAGGGTCATTCCTTCTGAACAACCACAGCTACAATACTCATACGTGTCGTATTCAGTACTGTATTTATTTTCTATTTC